ATTAAAGGCTAACCTGGGTTGTTACACCCCAGCATGTCCTTGGACATACTGCCGCCAGAAAAACTTTTCATAAAAGGAAAGTTGGTAACTTGATCGGTTCCTTAAAGGATTAAAACCGGTTTCGCTGTATCTACGATCTCCACCAGGGATGGTGGACCACAATAATCCCATAATAAAATAATGAATAAAAACTTATATGCATTAACAAAAAGATTGTTAAAACAGATAAGTCCTAACTCATTTAATATTATCATGGTAAACAAAGTCTTTAAAGTTATAACTAAAATGTTAAAACACAATGGTACTTTGTATACTGTAAAAATGCTTAAACAAGCACGTTTACATGTTACACGGTACCTATGTGGTCAACCTCTTTTAGTTAATAACATTGGACTTGGTTTAATTGATGGTTTCCCAAAAATGTTCATTTTTCTTAAGGAATATATTGATTCTGGAAATACTGAAAAGATTAAGTTTGCACTTACTCTTCTAGGTATTTCTAGAACTTTAGTTCCTAAGAAAAGAGAAATCATTCCAATAAATTGGAAAACTATTACAGATCCTTCTAAAGTCAATAAGGAATATATTATTCCTATTGGTTTTATTAAAAGATTTGTAAAAGATTTTGATCTTTTTCTTGTTAAGCCTAAAGCTACTATAGATACTTTTTACGTATCTACAAAAGCTGGGCCTCAAGGTCCATCTACTTTGTCAATAATTAAAAGTATTTTATACTTAAATTATTACCAAATGCAGTGGATCCTTGATCTAACAAGTAAAGAGTTCCATGATTTCTTTTGTAATCTTTATTCTTGATGTTTTAACAATATGCATAGAATTCCTTCTTTTGCTAAAGAGGATTCTATTAAAAATCAACCTATTACAGGAAGATTTTCTATTGTTAAGGATCCTGAATGTAAAATGAGAATTATAGCCATTACTGACTATATTACTCAGGTTACACTTAAACCTATAAACGATGGCTTGTTCAGTTTATTGAACAAGTTACCACGTGATAGATTAAGTCAAGATCCACACATTGAGAACAAAGTTACAAATGATCAATTTTGGTCTTTAGACCTGACAGCTGCAACAGATAGATTTCCTCTTAGATTACAGGAACGTCTTCTTGGAATAATATTCCAAGACATGGCGTTTGCTGGATCTTGAAGAAATCTTATTGCAAACCGTGAGTATATGACACCTGATGGTGATCTCCTGAAATATTCAGTTGGTCAACCTATGGGATCATATAGCTCATGAATCTCTTTCACTCTGAGTCACCATCTAGTTGTGCAATTTTGTGCATTTCTAGAAGGTAGATACCCATTTAACCAATATATTCTTCTTGGTGATGATATCGTCATTTATGATGATAAAGTCGCTGAAAGATATATAAAAGTTATGGGTAAACTTGGAGTTGAATTATCTTTAGCAAAAACACATGTATCAAAAGATACATATGAATTTGCCAAAAGATGATTCAAGAAAGGGATCGAAGTTACTGGGGTTCCTTTAGCTGGATTAGTCAATAATTTGGCTAATCCATCTATCATATATACTATACTTTATGATTATTTTATAATCAAAAGTAATCTATATATGTATAAAAAGGATCTTCTAGCTTTGGTTTGTAATCTTTACTTCGGACATAAATCCAAATTTTTATTTGCCAAAAAGGTTAAAGGAAAAATTTCTTTTAAACCTTTAGAGGCTCATAAAAATAAAAAGGACTTTATTCGAAGGTTAAGACTGTTCAGCTGAGGACTCAAGTTATCACTTGGTCATTTAACATATAATAAACTAAGAGAAATCTTAGCATATGCTACATGATCGAATGAATACTATGTCCTTCCACAACCAATGGTAGCTCTCTCCGAAATGAAGAGAATCATTGGAAATGGATTAGCTACACTTGTTCAGAATAAGACTAATAAGATCTTTAAATTCAAAGATAAGTTGGTAAATTATTTATCAACTTTCTCTGAAAGAGAAGATTTTAAAATCTTTCCTATCATTCATGGTTTGAAAAACCATGCTGTAGGTCTGAACCAGATATCTAAAGATTTCAGTTCGAATAACATCTTATTGAAAGATGCCATCGATAACATGATATTCTTAGATATTGAATCTGTGTTATCAAGTAAGAGGAACAATATCCTCGAGCTTGTTACAACAGGTAAAGTGTCTAAGATTGGTTTGAAAAGACTCCGTGAGGAGCAGGAGGTTATGTATGGTTCTGCAACTGCAGAATCTACATATGACAGTGCTAATGCACTTGCCATCAATATTAAAGATTCTACTCAGAGATTAATCTCTGATTTAGAAAATATTAATATTGAACCAAGACCTACTCCTACTGAGGCCGATGTATTCGCCGCATACGCAAGTATGTTTGACTTTTACAGGGTATAAACCAATATTGAATTGAGAAAAGGATGTATCCGATAGTAGGATTACAAGACTACTATCTTAACAATCTTTTTCTTCCGCTATTAGGGTCTTACTCTAATAGTGGGGCAGTATGAGAAATCATACTGGGGTGAAAACCCATCTTAG